ATCACCTTCATAATCTACTTCAGGTGTAACTGAATTTAAGATTACAGGCATATCATATGTTTGATCCATAGATGCAATAAAGTCCATTGTAATTGTAAAATCTGGTGTAAAGAACGGTAAAATTTGTTCTAGTATTTGTGTACCATCTTCTGTATTACGGACATATATTGAAAGACTAAAATCAAAATTGTATGGTATAGGTGCATATTGTGTTTTAAAAGAACCAGAACTAAAACCAAAATTCTGCATTGTGGTTTGTTGTTTTCTGCCACTATCATATGACATACCATCTAAGTTAAAACTCATACGTGGTACAGTTGTAGCGATTGATTTGGTTAAAGATGGGTCACTATTAATACGAACCAAATACTTTTCTTTTGCGCCATAGTTTAATGGCACTTTTGTTATTTCATGTGCAGTAGCTCCATCTTTTGAATAACGAGTTAGTAATATGTCGTTAAACATGGAACCAAACCCAACAACAATTTTGCGAATGGTGCGATTATAAAAATGTGCGTTACCTAGCATTATGCTTCACCAAAAGGGTTGGATTCTGTAAAGTCAATAACATTATCGGCTTCACCTTCAATTCTATTATTATCAACAATATCTTCAAATGCATTGTCCATTGTAGCAGTATCAGAAGTTGCACTAACAGTCCATATTGCGTTACTTGTATTGCCTTTAACTGTAGTAGAAGTTGCAAATGTTCCTGTGGTGCGATAGATAAACAATTGAGAACCAGTAACATAGTTGTGAACAGTTGATGTTGCTGTTGCGTATGCTAAATTAGCACCTTGATAAACTATTTCATCAGGTAAGAATACTCCTGAACCACCAGCAGCCAGAGTAAGTCTTGTTCTTGGATAAGCATCTCTAATTTGACCATCAATTTCTGCATTACCTGTGAGTACAAGTTCATTAGAGAATACCCATTGTTTCAGTTTCAATGCATACACATAAACATTACCGCCACGACCACGGCCTAATGTGTAATACATCGCTTGATTATTTTCATGCTCTACAAAAGTAATTTCAAAGAAATTTTGTATCAATGGAACATAAATTAAATCACCTTCATTTGGCCGAGTTTGATTTACTGTAAATGCAAATCTACGGCGAGACACTAACAAAGTTAATTCATCACGAATTTCAAGCCCAAATTTAGACATGAAATCGCCTTCACCTTCCATACCTGTAACATCTTCAAGGTACATCTCAAGTGGATATGCAGATGTATATTGTTTTAATGGGTCTTCACCATAAATCATATCAACTACATCACCTGATGACCTAGGCATGTAATATACATCCATGCCATAAATTCCCATAGCCTCAATGACGAGGTCTTCCACCAGTAATTGCTCACTGGTGATTTGATTTGCTGGAAAATTATTAAAGTATAGATTCGTTGCCATTCATTATCAACCCATCATTATTTCGGTTGGTAATGCATTAACAACATACATTTCTTCTTCAAGCTCTTTTATTTCGGCAATAGCTTCATCATATATTTGTTGGCCATTTAATGTTACACCACCTGGCATTTGTATACCACCAAACTTTTTCAAATTAGAACCCCATTGCCTTTTGATTAATGCAGTACCATATTTTTTTAAGTATCTATCATTCCAAACATCAGAGTTACCAGCAATAGTTGCTGTTGTGTTAGCGGCACTATTAGCAAAAGGACCACGAACAGTAATAGTTGTTGGTGAATTAATTGTAGCTATCTGAATTGTATCAACACCATTTAAGGTTATAAAATCATTTTCTAAAACTTCTTGGTCAAATGTTGTACCATAACCAGTAATTGTATTTGAAGCTGCACTATAAGTCATGGTGCCTGTTAGCGTTACTGTATCAGGTAAAAGTTTACGATAACATTCAACAATCACATAATCTCCAACATTAATATCTCTTGTCCAATCTATATCAAGAAACACTTTATTTTGATGACGATTAAATCTAAATTGTGGTGTACCAGAGAACAATAAATTTAATGTCCGAATATGTTGCATGGTAATTTCATATGACACATACGATACCGATGTGAAGTCATAAAGGTCATGCAAACGCAATTGATAACGCATATCAAACATATTGATTGATGCATTAGAATTATCAAATGGAAATATGCCAGTTACAAATGATACAGACTCAGGGCAATAAATCCAACGGCGATTAATATCTTCGGCCGTAATTTGATGTTTCATATACATCTTTTGTTGGCCATCAAAATGATAGTCATTCCAAAATGATAATGCTTCATCTATACGGTCATCAACTTGGTCATCATCCACGTTAATTTCAATAACGGGAAAACCAAGTTCTCTTAAACAGTAAGTTTTGTATTGAGCTCTTGTTGCTGGTTTTGACATATTTTTATCCTAGTGCGATTGCAAATGCTAATGCATTTGGTTCTGTTGCAGCTGTATTTGCAGCCGCAAAGGCTGCATTAGCATAAGATGAAGCTGCGGTAATATTAGTGTTCTGTGTCGTATCAATAGCTAAACTATTATTAGCAACTGTAAATGCTGAGTTAGCATATGAACCAGCGTTAGTTGCATTTGTTCCAGCTGTATTAGCTTGTGTATAAGCATTGGTTGTGTAAACAAACATATCAACACCATTGCTGGTAATAGAATATGCTTGAACATTGGCAATTAAAGTTGCAGTATTGGCAGGTGTAATTGAACCGGTTGCAAGAGTATTTGATGAAGGATCAGCAGTTAATCCTTTGAATAAAAAGAAAGTATTTGCACCAGCATTTCTTACTAAACCATGATAAGTTGGTGCAGTTGACAATGTTGTATTTGCAACACCATAGAAACCAATATCAATTACATCACCAACAATATTGTTATTAGCAAGTCTAATTAACGAATCTTGTGTTGTGATTGTTCTTGTATCAATATAGGTTGTATTACCAGTAACAGTTAAGTTACCTGTAATACTTAAATCACCTGTAATTGTACCACCAGTATTTGCATTAATACTGTTATTAGCTCTTGTGAAAGAACCGTTGGCATAAAGTGCAGCTGAATTGGCAGTATGTATTGGAGTGTTTGCTGCTAAGAATGCTGAATTTGCATAACTGCCTGTAGTTGTATCATTAGATAAAGAAGTATTAGCAGTAGCAAAAGCAGCATTAGCATAGGTACCAACATTTGTAATGTTAGTGTTTTGAGTTGTATCAATACCAACACCATTATTAGCAACAGCAAAAGCAGAGTTGGCATATGAACTAGCTGATGTTACTGTGTTTGCTGTAGCGAAAGCTGAGTTAGCGTAACTAGCTGCTGAGTTCGCTGTTGACCAAGCAATAGTACCGTTAGCAGATGTAAAAGCATTGTTTGCTTTAGTAAATGCTGAGTTAGCATACGAACCAGCAGATACCGCTTTATCATCAGCATTGTAAGCCGAAGTAAATGCAGTATTAGCAACAGAAAATCCAGAATTAGCGTAACTAGCAGCTGAATTAGCAGTAGACCAAGCAATAACACCATTAGATGATGTAAAAGCATTATTGGCAACTGTAAATGCACCATTGGCATATAGCGCAGCTGAGTTTGCTACATGTGATGGTGTATTAGCAACTAAAAATGCTGAATTTGCATATGTACCAGCATTAGTTATGTTGGTATTCTGAGTTGCATCAACACCAACACCATTATTAGCAGAGGCAAATGCTGAGTTAGCATACGAACCAGCAGATACCGCTTTATCGTCAGCGTTTAAAGCTGAGATAAAAGCGGTATTAGCAGTCGCATAGGCTGAGTTAGCGTAAGAACTTGCTGCTGGTGCCGAGACAGCAAGAGTTACCCTAGTCCAAGCATTGGAGGTATTACTATATGTGTATGTTGTACCATTAAGTGTAATACTTTGACCATTGGTTGGTGTTACTGGAAATGCCATAATATAGTATTCATTTTCAATTATTTAGTGACAGGTTTTTTATCAATTTTCTTATTCAATTCTTTAATTGCTTCAACAAGTAAAGGTATCATTTTTTCGTAATGAATAGTTAAGTATTGTTCATCAATTGGTGCAGGTACCACAATTTCAGGCAAGACTTTTTGAACTTCTTGCGCTGATAATCCAACCTCTTTTCTAACTGTATAGCCTAAATCTTGTGCAGTTTTATTTGCTTCGTAATAGAATCCATTCAATGATGTTACCATCTTCAAAGCATTTTTAATGTTGCCAAATTTAGTTTTCAGTCTATCATCAGAGTAGTAAGCGGTGATATCATTAGTTGCACGAATCTCACCAGTTGTACCTGAAGCGGCAGTACCAACACCTAATGAACCAAATTGGACACTAGTTGATGTATTAGCACCAGCAGTCAAAGCATTGTTTGCTTTTGAGAAGGCTGAGTTAGCATAGGTACCAGTATTTGTAATGTTAGTGTTTTGAGTTGTATCAATACCAACACCGTTATTAGCAACTAAAAATGCAGAGTTAGCATATGAACTAGCTGATGTTATAGTATTAGCAGTAGCAAATGCTGAGTTAGCATACGAACTAGCTGATGTTATAGTATTAGCAGTTGCAAAAGCTGCATTAGCATAACTAGCGGCAGAGTTAGCAGTTGTCCAAACATATGTATTTGACTGAGTGAATACAGAGTTTGCTTGCAAGAAAGCGGAGTTAGCATAGGTACCAGTATTTGTAATATTGGTATTCTGAGTTGTATCAATACCAACACCATTATTAGCAACAGCAAATGCTGAGTTAGCATAACTTCCTGCACTCGTATCATTAGATAAAGAACTATTAGCAGCAGCAAAAGCGGCATTAGCATATTGTGCAGCGCCAACTGCTAAATCAGAAGCTGTTGCAGATAATGTTGGTGTTTGAATATCAAACCAATATTGACTTGTACCATCAGACAGATACTCATACAATACATCAGTCGTTGTGTAGTACCAAATATCACCAGCATTTGGTGAAACTGGTGCAGTAGCAGAAGATGTAAATTTAACTTTAGAGTTTGCAGAAGTAAATGCAGCGTTAGCATAGGTACCAGTATTTGTAATATTGGTGTTCTGTGTAGCATCGGTTGCTGTAGCTGCATTAGCAGCTGCAAATGCTGA